ATGGCCAATCACCTCGCCATCGCCGCCGTCGCCAAAACCATCCTGAAGATGGTGGAGGACCACTGCCCGCGCGATGAGTTCGCCAGCACGCCCACGTTCACGCTGTACGCAGGCCACGACTTCGCCGCGCAACCCGTGACCGAGGGCTTTTCGCTGCTGGTGTGGCGCCTGAGCGTGAACACCGCCGTGCGCAGCTTTTCGGCGCGGCGCGAGCCCGATGGCCGCAAGCGCCGCCCCCCGCTGCCTGTGGATGTGTCCATGCTGCTGACCGCCTGGAGCAGCGAGCCCGAACGCCAGTTGCGCCTGACCGGCTGGGCGCTGCGTTTCCTCGAAGACAACGCCATCGTCCCGGCGGCCCTGCTCAACCAGTCGCTGTCGCGCCGCACCGTGCCGGCCTTCCGCCCCGACGAGGCGATCGAGCTGATGCTGGAGGCGCCGTCCCTGCCCGACTACCTCGGCCTTTGGGACAAATTCCGCAGCCGCTGGCAGACCTCGCTGACCTACGTGGCGAGGCCGGTGCTGCTGGAGTCGGACATCGTCCTCGACGAGGGCGCCCTGGTCGAGACGCGCGACTTCCGCCATGGCCAGATCGACACCCGCATGCCCGGAGGACAGCCATGAGCCCCACCGTGACCGCGACGCTGCCCACGCTGCAAGCAGGCTTCGACCGCCCCGCGCGGCGCGCCTTGCTGGGCGTGCAATGCCGCGATGTGGCCGATGGCCGCGTGGTGTCCGATGGCCTGCAACTGGTGCTGCACGACCTGTGGCAGCCGCGCCCCACCCGCCAGATGCGCGTGCTGAGCGCCAACCGCCAAGGCGTGTTCGCGCTGCATGACTTCCCCGGCATCCGCAGCTTCCTGACGCCGTCAGAGGCCGGCAGCGACACCTTGCCCACCGGCTCGACCATGGACGGCCTCGGCTCGCCGGCATCGCCCGACTTGCCGCGCTTTCGCCTCACAGTGCATGACACGCTGGGCCGCTACGTGGACATGGCCTTGACCCCCGAACTCGGCCAGGGCCTGTGGGGGCCCTTGGCCGATGTCCCATCGCCTGCAGACGCGTTGGTGGCGCCACCGCACGTGCCGCTCTACAGCGCCGCCACCCGCACGCCGCCGATCGGCATGGCCAGCCTGCGCACCGAGTTGCGCTCGGCCATGCACCCGGCGCAGCCCATCGCCTGGGCACTGCTGCGCCTGATGCTCAACGGCATCGCCCTGGCCGAGGGGCTGAGCGATACAGCCGGCCGTGTGCTGATGGTCTTCCCACTGCCACGCCCCCGCGAAGGCTTGCCCCACGGCTCCCCGGCCACCGCAGCGTCCTTGCTGGACTGGCCGGTGACCTTGCAGGCGTTCTGGTCGCCCGATCGGCGCGACGACCTCGCTCGTGGCCGCGTGCCCGAGTTCACCGAGTTGCTGGCACAGCCCGCCTTGCCCCTGTTGCAACACGCCGTTCCGCCCACGCCTTTGGGCCCCCTCACCCTGCGAGCCGGCCAGACCCTGCTCGTGGCCTCCCCACCCTCATCGTTCCTGTTCGTCGCGGACTGACTCCGCAGGAGATACACATGCCCGAGTACCTCGCCCCAGGCGTCTTCGTGGAAGAAACCTCGTTCAGAGCCAAGAGCATCGAGGGGGTCTCCACCACGACCACCGGCTTCATCGGTGCAGCGGCCTTCGGCCCCGTGGCCATGGAGCCCGACATCCTCACCAGCCTGACAGACTACGAGCGACTGTACGACCCGTTCACACCCGGCCATGCCCTGAGCTTCAGCGACAGCAGCGATGCGCCCAACCACCTGTGGCACGCGGCACGCGCCTTCTTCAGCGAGGGCGGCAAGCGCTTGTACGTCTCGCGCGTGTTCAAGCCGCTGACAGGCGACCACACGCCCATCGCCGATGCCGATGACGTGACACCCCCGGCCGTGAGCACCGCCTACAACGACGGCCATGCCCGGGTGGACAGCGCCGACACCGGTGGCGTGCGCGTGCGTGCCCGTCACCCCGGCGCAGCGGGCAACCTGCGCGTGCGCTTCACGCTCAAAGGTGGCGCCAATGTGCTGACCTCGGACACCGATCCGGTCAGCGGCAGCACCATCGCCACGCTGCGCTCGGTCAAGGACCTCGACCTGGTCTGGGTGCGCGACCGCACCAGCTCACCGCGCGGTGACGAGACCGGCTCGCTGTGCATCCTGCATTGGGACGAAGCCCGCGCCACCTGGACCTTCGAGCCCCTGGCCGTGACCTCGCCCGTCGAAGACACCGACTGGTTCGACGTCAGCACGCTCAACGCCGACCCCGAACCCGACCACGGCGACTCGGTGCGCGTGGTGACGCTGGGCGTGTCGCTGCTCACCCGCGACGGCACCCGCGAGCTGGCCACCTGGACGGGCCTGCCGCTGGACCCGTCACACCGCAGCGGCGCTGCCACGGACTCGGTGTTCGCCTTCTTCGCCAACACGCCGGCTTCGGCCGCCGATGCCCGCGCCCTGCCCCTGGTCATCGCCCGGGACCCCAAGCTCGTGGCCTCGGCCTTTGACGTCGTCAACGACCTGTTCGGCGCCGATCCGACCGCCTTGCTGGAACCCAGTACCGAAGAGGCCAAGCGCCAGATCACCGCCGCAGACAAGCTCGGCTTCGGCATCTCGGTGGACTTCCAACTGGAAGGCGGCAACGACGGCATGCGCCCGGGCGCCAAGGAAGTCGAGGGCGACGCCGACCCGCGCAAGGGCTATTCGCTCGGCCTCAAGCAGTTCGAAGACATCGAAGACATCGCCATGGTGGCCGCCCCCGGCAGCACCTGGGACTACGCCAATGTGCGCGACGAGGCCAACGGCACCATCGCCCAGCTGATCGCACACGCCGAGCGCATGCGCTACCGCATCGCCATCCTCGACAGTGGCGACAAGCTGCCGATCGCCGAAGTGCGTGGCATGCGCGCCAAGCTCGACAGCAAGCACGCCGCGCTCTACTACCCCTGGGTGACGGTGCTCGACCCCATCACCCGCCGCGAAATCAACCTGCCGCCCTCGGGCTTCGTGGCCGGCATCTGCGCGCGCAACGACATCGAGCGCGCCGTGTACAAGGCCCCGGCCAACGAGGTGGTGCGCCTGGCGATTGGCTTCGAGGCTCTGCTCAACAAGGCCCAGCAGGAGGTGCTCAACCCCGAAGGCATCAACTGCTTCCGCTACTTCGAAGGCCGCGGCATGCGCCTGTGGGGCGCACGCACCATCAGCTCCGACCCCGAGTGGAAGTACCTCAACGTGCGGCGCTACTTTGCCTACCTGGAGCGCTCCATCGACAAGGGCACGCAGTGGGCCGTGTTCGAGCCCAACGGCGAGCAACTTTGGGCCAACGTGCGCCGCACCATCGAAGACTTCCTGCTCAACGAGTGGCAAAGCGGCGCGCTGCTGGGCGACAAGCCCGACAAGGCCTTCTTCGTGCGCTGCGACCGCAGCACCATGACCCAGAACGACCTGGACAACGGCCGCCTGATCTGCCTGGTGGGCGTGGCCCCGCTCAAGCCCGCCGAGTTCGTCATCTTCCGCATCGGCCAGTGGACGGGCGACCGCCGCAACTGAGGCTGAGCCCGACACCCACCTCATCAAGGAGAAACCACGATGGCAGTGCTACGCGACCGCCCCTACGTCCAGTTCAACTTCCTGGTTGACCTCGGCACCGGCAACACCGACGGCCCCGAAGCGGGCTTCCAGGAAGTCAGCGGCATCGGCATGGAAGTGACCGTGTCCGAGTACCGCAACGGCAACGAGAAGGAAAACAGCGTGCGCAAGATCACCGGGCTGAACAAGGCCTCGGACGTGACCTTGAAGCGCGGTGTGATCGGCTCGCTGAACCTGTACCAGTGGCTGGACCAGATCCGCAACGGCGACCAGAAAGCCCTGCGCACGGTCACCATCCAGCTGCAAAGCGAGGACCACACCACCGTCGTGCAGACGTGGAAGCTGATCCGCGCCCGCATCATCAAGCACACCTCCGGGCCCTTCAATGCCAAGGGCACGGACGTCGCGATGGAAGAGTTGGTGCTGGCCTACGAACGCCTCGAAATGGAGTGATGGCGCACCCGACGGCACCTCTCCGCGAGCCCTCCCCATGAGCACCCTCCTGAGCCCAGGTTCACAGCGCCGCCTGCCCGGTGTGCGCTTTGACGTGCCCGCGCCAGCCCTGCGCGAGGTGCTGCCGCGCATGGACATCGCCTGCTTCGTCGGCTTTGCCGCCAACGGGCCAGTGGACGTGCCCGTGGCGGTGGAGAGCCTGGCCGCCTTCGAAGCGGTGTTCGGCGCCGAACTGACGCTGCTCAACGATGCCCAGGGCCAGCCAGTGCGCGCGCTGCTGCACCCCAGCGTGCGCCAGTTCTTCAGCCAGGGCGGACGGCGTGCCTGGGTGATCCGCGTGATGGGCGCGGGTTCGGTGACGACGCGCTTCCCCGTGCCGCGCATGCTCAGCCTGGGCCGCAGCGACGCGGCTTCGTCCTGGCACATCGCGCCCGCCTTCCTCCAGGCCCACAGCCCGGGCGACTGGGCCGATGCACTGCGCGTGCGCTGTGAGACCGTGGTCACGCCGTTGTCGGTGACGCCCTTGAAGCTGCTGGGCGATGACCTGACCCTGCAAGCCCACGGCCCTGCGGCGCTGGGCGTGGTCGTGGGCGATGTGCTGCGCCTGCCCGTGGCCGAGGGCGAATGGGTGTTCGGCCGCGTGGCGCTGGCCGATGTCGCCCGCAACGATGCCGATGGCCGCCTGCAGCGCGTGCTGCACCTGCACCGCATGGGCACGCTGCGCCGCTGGCGAGGACAGCCGCAGGCCAGCCGCATGCACTGGCAGGAACCCGGCGTGCGCGCGCAACAGCTGGTGCAACGGCATGCCGACGTGGCCGAAGCGGCATGGCTGGCCGATGGTCGCTTGCGCTGGACGGCGCACTTGCCGCGTTTGACACAGCTGGAAGTGGGCGAGCCGGTGCGCCTGTCCTTCCAGGCCGGCGAACCCGGAGCCTGGGCCGTGATCGATGCCGTTCAGGCCTCGTCCGTGGCCGCGAACGGCACGGTCGAAACGCAGTTCGTGGCGCGGCCCTGGCGCGTGCCCGGCAGCCTGGCACGTCAGCCCCTGCGACATTGGGTGGCCCAGGCGCTGGGACAAGGGCAGGCACAAGGGCTGAACACCACCGTGCAGTGGCTGCGCAGCACCCTGCGCGTGCAGCACCCCGATGGCAGCGAAGCCCGCCTGGACGCCCTCGCCCTGAGCAGCCGCGGCGATGGCGCCGAGGCCCTGCCCACCTTGCCAGACGACGCGGCCTTCTTCGCACAGCCCCAGCGGCAAGCGTTCGGCGCCCATGCCAGCACGCTCGCGAACGCCTCGGACAACACCTCTGCCGACGCACCCGCCACGGCGTCCGCCCTCGCCCCCCGCTTCCCGCTGGCCGCGCCAGCATCGCCCAAGGAATGCCTTTGGCTGCCCCTCGACGCCCTGCCTGCAGCCGCAAGCGACGGCAGCGCTGAACCCGCCGCCCTGGCCACCGACCGCGGCCTGGGTGCGCGCGGCACCGACCTGCCCGCCCTGCTGCGCAACGGCCTGAGCCGCTTCGGCTGGACCTTGTTCGCCGACACCGCCCTGGCCGACATCCCCACCGACGCCCTGGCCGAACACGCCGAAGCGCTGCGCCTGCTGTCGCGCCAGCCGCGCAACCTCCACGGCCTGCACGCCGTGCTGGGCCACGCGGTCGAGGCCCTCATGGACGAGCCCACGCTGTTGCTGGTGCCCGATGCGGTCCAGCCGGGGTGGGAACGGGTTCGGCAAAGCACGCCCGCGCGCGTCATCCACGCCGCCACAGCCCCTGCGCCCAGCACCACCGACGGTTTCGCCGACTGCCGCTTGCGCCCCCTGGCCGCACCCTCCTTCCTGCCCGATGCCGATCCCGATGCCCAAGGCAACTACCTGCTGCACTGGACCGCACCCGAGCCCGGCCTGCGCTACGAACTGGAAGAGTCCGCCGATGCCGACTTCGCCGTGACGGGCCAGATCTTCACCGGCAGCGACACCGCCTTCAGCGTGGTCGGCAAGCCGGCGGGCCTGCGCCACCACCGCGTGCGCGCCACCGATGGCCTGCGCACCAGCCCCTGGTCGGGCATGCAAGACGTCCGCGTGGGCGGCAGCCCCTATGCCTTGCTGGACGGCAGCCCCGCCGACCTGCTCGCCGTGCACCGCCTGATGCTGCGCACCGCTGCTGGCCGCGGAGACCTGTTCGCCTTGCTCGGCCTGCCCGAGGCGCACCGCTGGCCGCAGGCCCTGAGTCACGCACAAGCGCTGCGCAGCGCGAGCGACACCGGCGCAGCGCCCCCCACCGCCGTGCCGCCGCTGGGTGCTGGCGAGGCCCGTGCACTCTCGCACGGCAGCCTGCAACACGCCTGGCTCTACACCCGCCGTGGCGACGCCAGCCAGGGTGCCCCCCTCATCGGCTGCCCGCCCGACGGCGCCATCGCAGGGCAACTGGCCGCATCGGCGCTGGCACGCGGAGCCTGGCTGGCCGTGGCCAACCAGCCCCTGAAGGACGTCGTGGCCGTGTCGCTCAAGCCCAACACCGCCGAACGCCAGGCCCTGCTCGATGCACAAATCAACCCGGTGTGGCTCAGTCCCATCGGCCACGTGCTGGGCAGCGCCGACACCCTGCTCGACGATGCCGACTGGCGCTCGGTCAATGTGCGCCGCTTGATGTGCCTGCTGCGGCGCGTGGCCTTGCAGCGCGGTGCCGCCTATGTGTTCGAGCCCAACGGCCCGGCCTTGCAGCGCACGGTGGAGCGCGCTTTCAACGCCATGCTCGACGGCCTGTTCCAACGCGGCGCCTTCGCAGGCCGCAGCGTCAACGATGCCTTCCAGGTGGTGGTGGGCGAAGAGGTCAACACGCCCCAGCGCAACGATGCCGGCCAGTTCTGGGTCGAGCTGCGTGTCGCACCGGCCTTGCCCATGCGCTTCCTGACCGTGCGCCTGCTGCGCAGTGGCGAACGGGTGCAAGCCCGCGAGCCGCGCTGAAAGAGGGCACGCCATGGCCACCCTGAACGCCCTGCCCTTCACCGCCTTCAACTTCGCCGTGGAAATCGTGCGGGCCGACGGCGCCTCGCCCTTGGTCTCCGCGGCCTTTGCCGAGTGCGATGGCCTGGAGTTGGGCATGGAGGTCAAAACCATCCGCGAAGGCGGCGCCAACGACCGCCAGATCCGCCTGAGCGGCCCGGCCACCGTGGGCCAGCTCACCCTCAAGCGCGGCATGACGGCCGACAGCCTCGACCTGTGGCTGTGGATGACCGACAGCCTGGCCGACCCCAGCCTGCGCGCCGAGGCAGAGGTCGTGCTGCTGGCCCCCGATGGCGCCGAGCGCGTGCGCTTCGTGTTGTCGCGCTGCCTGCCCATCAAGGTGAAGGCGCCGCCGCTGAACGCCAAGGACGGTGCCATCGCGATCGAAGAGCTGCAGCTCGCCTACGAACGCATCGGCGTCAAACGCGCAGGAGGCCTCTGAGATGGCACAGGACAAGATCGCCAAAGCCCGCCTCATCGAACTCGACGAAAGCCTCAAGAACGAGGCCTCGGGCGGCAAGTCGGTGACGGTGCAGTTCAACCCGGACTCGCTCAAGCTGGCCTTCGCCAACCAGATCCAGAACAGCAACCCCAGCAGTTCGGGCTCGGGCGGCGGCGCTGGCAGCGGCGGTGGTGGCGACCAGGCCAGCGGCACCTCGGGACGCCAGTTCGTGGGCGCCGGCACGACCAAGCTCACGGTGCAGCTGTGGTTCGACGCGGCCACCGCGCCCGATGGCCAGGTCGATGACGTGCGCCGCCTGACGCAGCAGGTCATCTACTTCATCACGCCGAAGAAATCACAGCAAGATGCCAGCCGCTTCGTGCCGCCGGGCGTGCGCTTCAGCTGGGGCTCCTTCCTGTTCGACGGCCTGATCGACAGCATCGAAGAAAGCATCGAGTACTTCTCGCCCGACGGCAAACCGCTGCGCGCCAGCGTCTCGCTGGGCATGTCGCAGCAAACCATCCTGGTGGCCAATTTCGACTCGGCCGCGCGCCCGCCCGGCACGGCGCGCGGGCCCGGCGCCTCGCCACTGACCGTGGCCGCCGGTGGCAGCACCTTGCAAGGCCTGGCCGCCGGCGCGGGCGGCGACTGGCAGCGCATCGCCGCGGCCAACGGCATCGACAACCCCCGGCAGTTGCAGGCCGGCCAGCTCATCGACCTGAGCGCCACCCTGCCGCGCTCGCTGTTCTGAACGCCCCCCAGCACCCCGTCAAGGAACAGGAAACCCCATGCCCGTCGTCATCGGAGACTTCGAAGTGGTGCCCGACGCACCCGCCCCGCAACAGACCGCAACGCCCGGTCAGGCACCCGCGCCAACACAGCTGGACGCCATCGCCCTGCAACAGGCGCTCGAAGCCCTGCAAGCGCAAGCCCTGCGCACCTGGAGCCACTGAACCATGGACGCCAACCGCAGCGCCATCACATCGGCCCGGCCCAAGCTGGCCGTCGATGGCCAGGCGCGCCCGGAGCTCGACAGCGGCCTGCTGCGCTTGCTGGTGAGCGACCACGCCGATGGCCTGGCGACCTGCGAAGCCGAGTTCGGCAACTGGGGTGCCAACGCCCAGGGCCAGCTCGGCTTCCTGTGGTTCCAGCGCGATGTGCTGGACTTCGGCAAGCGCTTGGCCGTCAAGCTCGGTGACGACACCCTGTTCGAGGGCAAGGTCACGGCCATCGAGGCGCGCTTCCCCGCCCTCACGCCGCCCACGCTGGTGGTGCGCGTGGACGACCCGCTGCAAGACCTGCGCATGACCCGCCGCACCCGCTGCTTCGAGCGCATGAGCGACGCCGACGTGCTCTCGCACATCGCCAACGACCACGGTCTGCAGACCGATGTGAACCTGTCCGGCCCGACCTGGCCGCTGCTGGTCCAGGCCAATGAAAGCGACCTCGCCTTCCTGCGCCGCCGCATGCTGGTGGCCGATGCCGACCTGCTCATCGCCGACGGCAAGCTCAGCGCCCACCCCCGGCCCAACCGCCCCCGCCCGGCGATGACGCTGGTGCACGGCGGCACGCTGCGGCGCTTCCACGTCGCGGCCGACCTGGCCCACCAACGCACCTCGCTGCACTGCACCGGCTGGGACGTGGCCAACAAGCAAGCGGTGTCGGAAGAAGCCACGGCCAGCAGCCTGGGCAACGAGGCCAGCGCGGGCGACAGCGGCCCGCAGATCCTGCAACAGGCCTTGGGCGAGCGACACGACACCGTCTCGCACCGCCTGCCGCCCGACGCCGCCAGTGCGCGCACCGAGGCCGCATCCCACCTGCGCGCACTGGCCCGGCGCTTCGTGCGCGGCCACGGCGAGACCGACACCGACGTGCGCCTGCGCGCCGGCGCCAGCGTGCAGCTCGACGGCCTGGGGCCCTTGTTCAGCGGCGCCTACGGCCTCAGCGAGGTGCTGCACCGTTTCGACGACACCCACGGTCTGCGCACCGAATTCACGGCCGAACGCGCCTGGCTGGGAAGGCCCTGATGCTCGCAACCCACGCACCCACAGGGCACGACGCCCTCGACGCCCTGCTCCACGCCCGCGCACCGGTCGGCTGGGGCGGCCTGTTCCACGGCGTTCACCCAGCCATCGTCACCGACCTGCGCGACCCCGACAACCAGGGTCGCGTGAAGGTGCGCCTGCCCTGGCTGCCCGACAGCGCGGGGGCCGCCTGCGAGCTCTGGGCGCGCCTGAGCACGCTGATGGGTGGCAACAACCGCGGCTCCTGGTTCATCCCCGATGTCGATGACGAGGTGCTGCTGGCTTTCGAGGGCGGCGACCTGCGTCGGCCCTTCGTGATCGGTGCCCTGTGGAATGGCCGCGACGCCCCGCCGCAGCAAATGGACGGCAGCGCGCAGAACAACCTCAAGGTGCTGCGTTCGCGCAATGGCGTGAAGCTGACCATGGACGACAGCAACGGCCAGGAGCAGTTCATCGTCGAGACGCCGGGCGGCCAGAAGGTCACGCTCAAGGACGGCCCCGGCGCCATCGAGATCGAAGACAGCAACGGCAACTCGGTGAAGCTCGAAACCTCGGGCATCACCGTCAACGCCTCGGCCAAGGTCACGGTGCAGGCCAGCCTCGTCGAGGTCTCGGCCAGCATGGTCACGGTCGATGCGGGCATGAGCAAGTTCAGCGGTGTGGTCAAGGCCGACACCGTCATCTGCAACAGCATCATCAGCGCCTCCTACACGCCGGGCGCGGGCAACATCTGGTGAGCACCATGACGCACCCCCTGCAATGGACCGCCCCGCCGCCGTTCTGGCGCACCGGTGAAGCCGCGCGCACCGTGCCCGGCCTGATCGCGCAACCGCAGATCCTGCGCTTCGCCACCGACGACTTCATGGACGAGGTGCTGTCTACCCTCGCACAGCACCCACAGGCCCTGCCCGAGTACACCGCCCAGGCCGAAACCTGGCGCACGCCACACGCTGGCCCCAAGCCAAACCCGGCCGCCTGGCTGGAGCGCCCCCCCAGCCGCCTGCTGCCGCTGGCCCGCCAGGCCCGCGCTCAATCGCAAGCTTTGCCTGCCGTGACCTTGCCGCAGCCACTCAAGCTCTACCAGGCCGCGCACCAGCGGCACTACCTGGTGGCCGGCTCACTGGTCTGCCAGACACTCGGCCTGCCCGACCGCGCCGTCGATGTCGGCCGGCAAAAGGTGTCGTTCGTGCTGCGCCGCCTGTTCTTGAAGACCGAACTGAGCCAGGGCATCAACCCACGCACGGCCTTGAAACAGCCCGACCCGGCCCACATGGACGAGTGGGTCGAGCATGCCTGGGTGCTGTCGGGCAAGAGCGGGCACTGGCAGGTCGCACAAGGCGCCGACGTCGCCACGGCGCGCGTCAAGCTGGTCAAGGGCGAAGAGCGCCTGGCAACCTTCCCGACCCGCTATGTCGATGCCCAGCGCCAGCCGCGCCGCCTGTTCATCGGCAGCGTGCCGGTGGGCCGCCGCGAGACCTACCAGTCGGCCAGCCGCATGGACACGGCCCCCACGGCCAGCGAGGAAGCCGCGCACGCACGCACCACGCAGTTCCGCGTCGATGTGCTGGCGCCCTGGCGCGCGCTGGTCAACACCGCGCGCACCCTGGCCGACACCCCCGCGCCGTCCATCTACGCCCGCGATGCCTTCGACGACAAAACCGGTGCCTTGATCGACACCAGCAAGATCGACCCCGCCCGCCTGCGTCACCTGCGCAGCCAGTTGCAGCTCAGCACCTGGTACGCCCTGCTCGACTTCCGCGCCTGGCTGGCCGCCCACCTGCCCGACTACCTGGATTGGCTGGACGCTGGCGAGGTGGGCACGCCGCCCGGCAGCGCCGCCGTGGCCGATTTCCATGCGCTGCTCCAACGCGTGCGCCAGCCCGATGCCATGCACACCGGCCCCTGGCCCATCACCGACCCGGACAGCGCCTACGCCACCACCGAGCTGGCCGTGGACCTGCCCGACGGCCTCCGCCGCATCGGCGAGTTCAGCGAGGTGCTGGAAAACGCCTTGTCCGGCAGCACGGACTTCGCCACCACGCCCTTCGAGATCGCCGCCCAGGGTGCAGCGAAGCCCGCGCACTGGCCCAACTTCCTCTTCCTGCTGGTGGACCCGCTGCACGAGGTGCCCACGCCACTGACCAACGCCGAAGCGCCCCCGAACTCGCCCGACGATTTCGAGAGCGAAAAGCGCCAGACCCGCACCGAGGCCCTCGCCGAGCACCTGCCCGAGGCCGACTACAGCCTGCTGGCCAAAGCGCCCGAGCCCTCCCTGGCCAGCCTCACGCCCACCGACATGCGCGAAGGCTGGTACGTGATGCGCCTGGTCTACGAGCGCCCCGACTGCGCGCCCTTCGAAGGCACCGTCATCAGCGCCGCCACCGTGCCCTTCCAGATGGCCGGCTTCTTCGACCCGGACGCGCCCGCCCGCCCCATCCGCATCGGCCTGCCGGTGGACATCAGCCCGGCCGGCCTGCGCAAGTTCGACAAGAACACCATCTTCATGATGTCCGACATGCTGTGCGGCCACCTCGACCGCTTCCGCGGCGTCACCTTCGGCGACCTCGTGCTGAGCGTGCTGCCCTGGCCTTTCCACAAGGATTTCAACGTCGCCGACAAGGGCCCGTGCAAGCAGCAGGACATGTCGCTGGGCGTGATGTGCTCGCTCTCCATCCCGATCATCACGATCTGCGCGCTGATTTTGCTGACCATCATCGTCAGCCTGCTGGACTTCATCTTCCGCTGGCTGCCGCTGTTCATCGTGTGCTTCCCCCTGCCCGGCTTCAAAGCCAGAAAGGCCCCGTGATGGACAGCGCACGCGTCTATGGCCGGGGCATGGCCTTCCCGCCACGGGTCGGGGCCGATGGCCGCATCGCCTGGTCGGAGGGAGAGCCCAACGTCCGCGAGGCCATCCGCATCGTCCTGAGCACCGAGCCGGGCGAACGCCTGCGCCTGCCCGCCTTCGGCGCCGGCCTGCGTCGCTTCCTGTTCGAGCCCAACACCCTGGCCACGCACACGCTCATCCGCCAGACCATCGCCGAGGCGCTCAAGCGCTGGGAGCCGCGCATCCAGGTCGAGGCCGTCGAGGTGCAGGTCGACGAGGCCGATGCCGAATCGGCGCTCGCCACCATCACCTACCGCCTCGTGGCCACGCAGGTGCAAGAACGCGTGTCGCTGCGCGTGGGGGTGTCGGTATGAAGACACCGTTGCACGCTGCATTGAGTCAAGCACCGACCTTGGACTGAACCCGAGACACCCACCATGCCGCTCCAAGTCCCCAGCATCGACGACCGCCGCTACGCCGACCTCGTGCGCGACACCCTGGCGCGCGTGCCCGTGCACACGCCCGAGTGGACGCAGCTCTCCGAGAGCGACCCCGGCGTCACCCTGGTCGAACTCTTCGCCTTCCTGACCGAGAGCCTGCTCTACCGCGCCAACCGCGTGCCCGAGGTCAGCCGCGCCAAGTTCCTGCGCCTGCTGGGCGTGCCCCTGGCCGCCGTCACCCCGGCCCAGGGCCTGTGCGTGTTCAGCAGCAACCGGGTCGATGGCGTCGTGCCCACCTTGGCCCAGGCCACCGAGGTGCGCGCTGGCGCCATCGCCTTCCGCACCGCGGGTGCCATCGACGTGCTGCCGCTGGAAAGCCGCGCCTTCGTCAAGCAGCGCGTTCAGCTCAGCCCCACCGACCAGGCCTATTACGAGCTGCTCTACAAGACGGTGGACCCGAGCGCGGCCACACCGCAGCTCGACAGCTACGAAACGCGCGAGCTCGATGGCAGCCGCAGCGTCTCGCTCAGCGGCGACACGGTGGACGGCGCCTTGTGGGTGGCCTTGCTGGCCACCCCCGGCACCACCGCGGCACAGGCGGCGCAAGCCCTGGCCGGCAAGACACTGAGCCTGGGCCTGGTGCCCGATGTCGATGGCCAGCCGCGCACCCTGGGCACGGTGGGCCAAGGCCTGGTGCAAGGCGAGCCCGAGGCCCTGGTCAGCTACGCCCTGCCCAAGGTCGTCGCTCCGCCCGATGGCAGTGCGCCCACGGCCCAGTACAGCGCGCTGCAACCGGCGCGCGCGGCCGATGTGCTCAACGGCCCTGGCATCGTCGAGCTGCCCTTGCCCGCACGCGCCACCGACATCCGCACCTGGGACAACCTCGACCCGCTGGAGGCCGGCGTGGGCGATTTCCCGCCCGCTCTGGAAGACTCGGCCGTGGCCGGGCGCATCGTCACCTGGGTGCGCGTGACGCCATCGAGCTCAGGCAGTGCCCGCATGCGCTGGGCCGGCGTGAACGCCACCCTGATCGACCAGCGCGTGGCCGTGCGCAACGAGTTGCTGGGCACGGGCGATGGCCAGCCCGACCAGCTCTACAGCCTGGCGCGCAACGGCGTGGTGCCCGCATCGGCCGTGCTCCAGGTCATCGACACCGCCGGGCCCAGCACCTGGACGGCGGTGGACGACCTGCTGGCCGCCGGCCCCGAGGTGCGGGTGGCAGGCAGCCAGGCAGGCCTGGGCAGCCGCGTCACCGACCCGCGCCCGGTGGACGCTTACCTGATCGACCCCGAGGCCGGCACCGTGCGCTTCGGCGATGGCCTGCGCGGCCGCCGTCCGCCGCAAGGCGCGCGCATCATCGCCCAGTACGACGTCTGCGAAGGCCGTGCCGGCAACGTGCCCGCGGGCGCCATCCGCAGCGGCCCCGGCCTGCCCAGCGGCGTGCAGGTGCGCAACCCGCTGCCCACCTGGGGCGGCGCCGACGCGGAAGACGTGGCCAGCGGCGAAAAGCGCGTCTCGGCCTTCGTGCGCCACCGCGACCGCCTCGTCACCGCCGACGACTTCGCCGAGATCGCCCGCCGCGCGCCGGGCATCGACATCGCCCGCGTCGAGGTGCTGGCCGCCTACCACCCCGACCTCGGCCTGACCCAGCCCGGTGACGCGCCCGGCGTGGTCACGCTGATGCTGGTGCCGCGCCACGACCCCGTCCAGCCCGACGCCCCGCTGCCCGACCGCGCCTTCATCGACGCGCTGTGCCACCACCTCGACGCGCGCCGCCTCATCACCACCGAGCTGGTGCTGCGGGGGCCGCAGTACGTGCCGATCTGGCTGTCGGTGGGCATCACGGTCGCTGGGGGCCACACCGTGCCCGAGGTGCGCGACGCCGTCAAAGCCCGCCTGCGCGCCGTGCTGGCCCCTTCGCGCACCGATGGCGCCACCGACCTGCCTGGCCTCGACGAAGGCTGGCCGCTGGGCCGTGCCGTCAACCGCCTGGAGCTGATGGCCGAGGCCGCACGCGTGCCCGGCGTGCTGCGCATCAACGGCCTGAAGCTGGCCCAGGGCGATGGCAGCGACGTGCCCGAAGAGCTGCCGCTGCGCGGCCTGCAACTGCCGCGCCTGCTGGGCCTGAGCGTGGAGCTCGGCGACGCCGTGCCCATCGACAACCTGCTGGGCCTGGGCGGTGGCGACGGCAGCGGCCAGAGCAACACCCAAGCCCGCGGCCGCGTGGTGCCTGTGCCCACCGTGCCACGCGAGTGCTGACCGCGTGCTGACCCGCCGCTGAACCCCACGAAGAACAGGACACAGGAGCCCCCATGCAAGACGCCAACGGTTCGCGCTTCGCCCTGGTGCTCGGTCGCCAGGACTGGGGCCAGTGCCGCCTGGACGCCACCGCCTGGCCCGGCCAGCCTCTGCTCGACACGCTGTGGTCCGACGAGGCCGAAAGCGAAGCCGCGCCCCTCGCCTTCGACGCCGCACAAGCCAGCATCGGCCTGGCGCAGCGGGTCAGCCGCTTCGCGCCTGCCAAGGGCGATGTGGCCCCCTCGACCGCGCAACGCCTGGGTGCGGCGGCCGATGCCAACGGCAACATCTACGCCATCGTGGACGGTGGCCGCCGCATCACGGTGCGCAACGCCGGCACCGGCCGCGTCAGCACCTTCTGGCCGGTGAGCACGCCCGCGCCGACACCCGAGCCCGGTGCCTTCGCGCCTGCCGAGCCCGCTGAACCGTCATCGCCACAGCACTTTGCGGGCCTGGCCGTGACGCGCGCGCACTACCTCGTGGTCGGCGTGAAGCCCGTCAGCACGCCGCGTTCGGGCTTCCTCGTCTTCGACCTGCTGGCCGGTGGCCCACCCCTGCCGCTGAGCTGGCCCTTGCCCTGGGTGATGTCGCCGCTGGACATGGCCGCGCGGCCCTGCGGCGGCCTGGCCGTGCTGGACCACATCGGCCACCGCGTGTGGCTGCTCAACCGCCGCCTGGGCATGGAGGCCGTCTTCCCCGTCTCGCCCCTGGCCGCACAGCACCCGCCCGACTTCCAGGCCAGCGATGCCGCAGGCGGCGCGCCAGACACGCCCTCCGCCACGCCGCACCAGCCCTGGTTCGCACTGCAGACCACCGCGTTGGGCGGCGGCCATCCCGTGGCCATCGAGGTGCTGCCCGATGGCGGCGTGCTGGTGCTCGACGAGGCCGGGACCGATGGCTTCGCGCTGGTCAGCCTCTACGTGGGCGGCGTGCTGCAGGCCCAGGCCTCGGCCAGCGACGTGCTGCGCGTGACCCCCGCCCAGGACCGCCCCGGCCTGAGCCTGCGCGGCTTCGACTTCGCCTTCCACGCCGATGGCCCAGGCGACGTGCACCTCGACCCGCCACGGCTGGTGCTGGTGTCCACCGAGGGCAACCAGGCCTACGTCTTCGAGCTGCTGTGGGACGCCGCCCGGCCGCACACCCTCCAGCTCGCGGCCCAGGCCGGCTACCTGCCGCTCAAACGCTACGGCGGGCTGCAATTGGTGGGCCACGGCCTGGCGCAGGTCGAAGGCGACACCGGCCTGCTCTACCCCAGCGAGGCCAACTGGCTGCCCCTGGTCGCCCAGCGCCGGCCGCGCCACGTGCCCGAAGCCGCCCTGCTGACCGTGCCCTTCGATGGTGGCGACCCCGGCTGCGTCTGGCACCGCGTCATGCTGGACGCCTGCATCCCCGCGGGCTGCCGCGTGCAGGTGGCCAGCCGCTGGTCGGACGATGCCGCGCTGCTGCCCGACCTGCCCTTCACCGACGAACCCACGCCCTTGCTGCGCCCCGATGGCAGCGAGCTGCCCTGGCTGATCGAAGGCCCCGGCGCCACCACCGACGTCGCCCGTGGCCACGGCACCTGGGAGCTGCTGCTGCAAGGCGCCCGCGGACGCTGGCTGCAACTGCGCCTGACGCTGCAGGGCAACGAGCTGAGCACGCCCCGCATCACCACCTTGCGCGCCTGGCGGCCGCGCTTTTCCTACCTGCAGCACTACCTGCCCGCGGCCTACCGCGAAGACGCCGCTTCGGCCGATTTCCTCGAGCGCTTCCTGGCCAACTTCGAAGGCCAGTTCACCGCGCTGGAAGACCGCATCGCCACGGCCCGCGCCCTGTTCGACGTGCGCAGCGCCCCCACCGACACGCTGGACTGGCTCGCCGGCTGGCTCGGCCTGGTGCTGGACCCCGCGCTCGACGAGGCGCGCCGGCGCCAGCTCATCCGCCACGCCATGCCGCTCTACCAGTACCGCGGCACACCGCAGGCCCTGCGCCTGGCGGTGCAACTGGCCCTCTCGCCCTGCGTGCCCGATGCCGATTTCGCCCTGCCCGCACGCTCGCAGGAAGCGCCACGCGGCGTGCGCCTGGTCGAGGGTTACCTGACCCGCTCCCTGCCCCCGGCCCTGCTGGGCGAAACCGTTGTCACGCCGGACGATGCCCCGCGCGTGGTGGTGCCCGGTGTGCGCTGGACGCTCAACGAAGGGGCCGAAGGCCTGCACCGCCGCTGGCGCGACTGGCGCGTTGCACAGGGCCTGGCCAACAGCTCGGACACGCCCACATCCACCCGCTTCAGCCCCTTGCCCCCCGCCAACCTGCCCACCGGCACACGCGCCGCCTGGACCGGCTTTTGCCAGGCCACGCTGGGCGCCGTGCCCACCTTGGCATCCGACCTCGACGCAGCCTGGCAACGCTGGGTGGCCACCGGGCAGGACGCCGGTCTGGGCCTGCCCCTGCCCGCGCGCTGGCCGCAGGACAAGGCCGCGCAGCAAGGCGCCTGGCGCAAGTTCATCGCCCAGCTCGACCCCCTGTTGCTGCGCCAGCTGCGCCGCTGGCAGGCCGCCGTGGCGCGCAGGCATGTGCGCATCGGCCTCTACCAGCGCGACACCGCCAGCACCTGGCCTGCGTTCGACGTGCTGCCGCCGCCCACCGAGCTGCCATCGAACCCCGTTGCACTGACCGACTGGGCGCTGTTCGAAACCCGCGTGGCGCCCATCGCTGCGCGCGCCCACCGCTTCAGCGTGCTGCTGCCCATCTCCGGCCCCGACACCGATGCCGACACCGTGGCCCGCCAGGTGGACCACGCCCGCCGCGTCGTGGCCCTGGCCAAACCCGCCCACACGGCCTTCGACGTCAAACCCTACTGGGCGCTGCTGCGCATCGGCCAGGTGCGTCTGGGCCTGGACACCTTGCTCGGCCTGGGCAGCCGGGAACCCGACATCGCCCCGGCACTCGTGCTGGGCAGCGGCCACGTGGGCTCGGCGCGCCTGGGCGCCCAACCCGTCGTGCCGAACGACCGAATCTTGCTCGAATGCTGACGGCCTGGCGCCGCCGAACTGGAGGAAATGAACATGGGATGCTGCGGACAAACCACCTCGACGGCCTCGGCCGGATCGGGCCCCACCACGCTGGACACCGGCAAGCGCGTCAACTACACGCAAGGCATGCTGCTGGGCGTGGACGATTTCGTGCAAGAGCAGGCCTGGGGCATCGCCCGGCGGCATGAACTGGCGCGCGAGCTGCTGGGCTACGGCACCGTGCGCGGGCTGCAGGTCACGCTCGATGCCGGCGCACCGCGCGTGCGCGTCTCGCCCGGCATGGCCTGGACGCCCTCGGGCACCCCGGTGTGCGTCAACACCGAGCAATGCTGCAGCGTCAACGACTGGCTCGCGGCTCACCAGGCCGAGTTCAAGTCCAGCCTGGTTGGCAACCCCGCGCCGCTGAGCCTGTATGTCGTGCTGGCCTACGACGCCTGCCTCACCGACCCGGTGCCCGTGCCCGGCGAGCCCTGCCGCAGCGAAAGCGAACTGCTGGCCAACTCGCGCATCGCCGACTGCTTCAGCCTCACGCTGCGCCTGCAGCCACCACCCCAGATCGAGGAGGACGCCATCCGCGACTTCGCCGACTGGCTGGCCAAGGTGCCGGTGGACGCGGCCTCGCCACCGCTGTCCGAAACCGATTTCCTGGCCCAATTGCGCGAAGCGGCCGAGGCCTGGTTGCAACCCACCTCGCCCTCGCCGGCCGACTTCATGTTCGGCTCGCCACCGCTGGGCCTGGACAGCACCGACGGCCTGCTGCGCGCCGCCCTGCGCCTGTGGGTCACCGAGTTGCGCCCGCTCTGGCGCGCCCGCTACGGTTGCGGCCCCAACCCCATCCCGTCGGGCACGCAAGACGATGCCGTGCTGCTGGCCCGCATCGACCTGAAGGTCTTCACCCACACGCTGGAGGCCGCCCCCGACGTCGCGCTGTCGCAAGACGCGCGCCCCGTGCTGCTGAGCCTGCGCATGCTGCAGGAGCTCATCACCCAGAACCCCGCGCCCGAACCCGGCAACGCCATCACCGAAGAACGCAGCTTTGGCCAAGCCTCGACCGCCGGCAACAGCACCGCCTACGCCCGCGCCGACCACAGCCACGGCACCCCCGTGCTGCCCGACCTGGCGGGTGACGTCACCGGCCCGGTCACCGCCAACGAGGTCGTGGCCCTGCGCGGCCACGCCATCGACACCACCGCACCCACCGAGCGAGACGTGCTGGCACTGACCGCTGCCGGACACTGGGCCCCCACGCCGCTGCCCCAGGCGGCCAACGCCCTGCCCGCGGCCGAGACCTTCGGCGCCACCGGCAGCGCCGGCACCCAAGCCAGCTTTGCCCGCGCCGACCACGTCCACCCGATGCCGGTGCTGCCCCCCCTGCCCGAGCTGGTGGGCGACGTCACCGGCACCATCGGCGACAACACCGTCACCGCGCTGCAAAGCGTGGCCGTGTCCGACACCGCCCCCACCGCCGGCCAGGTGCTGATGTGCCAGAGCACGCTGCCCAGCGTCGGCCCCGGCGGCCGGCCTCGCCGCCCCAACCTCGTCTGGACACCCACCACCCTGCCCAGCCTGGGCGACATCCCCACGGCCGCCACCACCGCGCCCAGCGGCCTGGTGTTCGGCAGCGCCAGCCAGATCGGCACGTCCAGCGACTACGCCCGCGCCGACCACCAGCACGGCCTGCCGCTGCTCGGTGGCGATGTGCAGACCGACAGCGGCAGCGAGCTGACCATCGTCGCGCTGCAGCGCCAGCCTCTGAAGGCCGAAGCGCCCAACAAAGGCGATGTGCTCACCTTCAATGGCGAGGCCTGGGTGCCTGGCGAGGGCGGTGGGGCCAGCGCAGGCCCCGTGCAGGTCATTGCCGCCGGCGTGCTGGAGATGACCATCGCCAACGGCAAGCCCTCGGTGCTCGCCACCTTCATCAGCCACGCGTTCAAGGCGCGCGTGCGCTCCGTGAAAGAGAACACCGCCGTATTGGGCCTGCAGCTCAACGAGCTGCCCAAGGTGAAAGACGGTGCGGTGCGCCTGGACCACATCGTGCTGCTCACACCGCTGTTCAACCCCAAGCAACCGCCCGTGCTGGCCTACCTGCAGACGCTGGAATCCGCCGGCGACGGCAACAACCTGGCCGCCGACATCGTGCTGCTGCTCAACCAAGGCTTCGTCGACGGCACGTACGCCGTGCAGTTCCAGATCACCCGCATCCAGACCCCTGTTCTGACGTGAGGCCGCCATGAGCGACGACACCCTGCTGGGCACCCCGATCACGGACGAGGCCATCGCCGCCGTCCACTTCTTCAACGGCCGCCTGCTCACCAGCCGCGACCTCTCGCGCGAGCAAGACGCCCGCCGCACCGCGGACGCACGCGTGGGCGCGGCCACGGGCGGCGGCATTGCCTGGGGGCTGGAGGTCAATGCCAGCGGCGCCAGTTCGGGAAACAGCGCGGGCAGCGTGCGAGTGGACCCGGGCCTGGCCGTGGGGCTGGCGGGCAACACCCTCAAGCTGGCACGGCCCTTCACGGTGACACTGGTGCAGCCGCCGTCCACCACCACGGCCTCGTCGGACGGCGGCTTCACGCCCTGCAAGCCCTTGGGCCCGGGCACCTACGTGGCCGGCGACGGGCTGTTCCTGCTGACCCTGGCCCCCATCGACCAGCCCCATGACCTGGCGCCCGTGCTGGCCATCGACAACAGCCGCACGCGCTGCAACACCGACGTCACGCTCGAAGCCGTGCAGTTGCGCCTGCTGCGCATCAACGACTTCAACGCCACCGGCACCGACGCCCGCGCCGTGGCCCGCCTGCGCAACGAGGTGGCCTACGACTGCTTCGGCGCCAAGCCACGCCAGAGCGCCCATGGCCAGCCCCTGACCAGCGCCGTGCGCATGGCCTCGCAACAGGTGATGCCACTGGGCTTGGTCGACCGCATGCGCGTGGACGGCAGCCTCAGCCTGTGCGAGGTGCCGCTGGCGCTGGTCTACATGGTGGGCGACGCGGTCGTGTTCATCGACGGGCAGTCCGTGCGCCGCCGCGTGGCCGCCGCCGGCGCTTCCGTGCCCTGGGCGCCCTGGCTGGGCGAGCGCCTGCAGGCCACGGCCGAGGCCCAGTTCGCGCAGTTCCAGGAACAGGTGGCCGAGACGCCCGCCGTGCTGGCCGAGGCTGCCACGCAGTCCCTGCGCTGGCTGCCCCCGGCTGGCTTCCTGCCTTCGGCCACCGACTGGCGCCGCTTCCTGGGGCCGCGCGCTCCTGCGCGGGAGGTGCCCCTGTCGGCCGGCGACGCGCCCGAGGTGCTGGCCAGCGCCCTGGCCTGCGACCCGGTGCAACTGGCACAAACCAGCGACGACACGCGCTTTCGCGTCTACCGCCTCGGTGGCATCGGCGGCACGGCCACGGGCCCCTTGCTCTTCGTGCGCGACAGCCGCCGCATCCGCCACGCCGAGCAAATCTGGCTGGATGGCGTGCGCGCCGACCTGCCCGGTGTGAGCGATGTGCAAAGCGCCATCGACACCCTGCGCAACGGCACCTGCCTGCACACCGTGCTGCGCCCCGGCATGGACTTCGACCGCATCGCCCGCGCCCTGGCCGACCAGAGCGTGGTCAGCGTCTGTTTCGAGCCCGGCCTCTACGAGCTGGACAAGCCCCTGAGCTTCACCCGCATCGACCGCCTCAGCATCCAGGGCCATGGCGCACTGCTGCGCTGTGCCAACAGCGAGCAGGTGCTCGTCGTCGTGGGCGGCGGCAGCGTGGACATCGACGGGCTGCAGCTCGAAGGCGGCAAGGTCACGGTGGGCGGCACGTTCAACACGGCGCACGGCCTGGGCGGCGCACTGACCGTGCGCGACACCCACGTGGTGCGCATCCGCGGCGTGAGCGCCAGCACGCGCGATGGCAACGAGCTGGGCGCCTGCGGCATCCACGTGCGGCTGAACGAGCCGGCCGACGCCCAGACGCCCGAGCGCTGGCTGCGCGTGCACATCAGCGATTGCGAGGTGCGCGTCGGCGCCCGGCAAAGCGGCATCCTCTGCCTCAACGCCGATGAGGCCCACCTGCACGACAACCACGTCCGCGCGCTCGATGCGCAACGCCCCATGCAGCGCGGCATCACCGTGGCGGGCCAGCGCGCGGGCGACATCCAGGTGGCGCGCAACCAAGTCTGGGATGCCATCGAAGGCATCACCGTCGCCACCTCGGACACCAGCGGCAAGGACAGCCCGACCCTGCAGACCGACCGGCTCGAACTCGCGCACAACCGCGTGCGCGTGCAGTTGGCCGGCATCGACCGCAACGAGAGCCGCTATGGCTTGTTCGTGGGCAATGTGGCCTCGGCACGTGTGCAGCGCAACGAAGTCCATGGCGACCCGGAACAAACCGCCGAGCTGCCGCTGCACGGCATCCGCATCGCGGGCGTCTTCGGGCCGCAGGTGCTGGTGCGCGACAACCGCTTGCAAGGCACGGCCATCGGCATCCGCTTCCAGCCCAGCAGCTACGCCCACGAACAGACGCTGTGGGTGATGGAGGGCAATGTGGGCGAGGGCCTGGTCGGCCAGGAGCCGCGCGGCAACCTCATCGCCATCGACGAGAAATGGTTCAAGCGGGTCATCCTGCGCGACAACGTGGAACTGCCGTGACCTGGCGCAAGCCCGCCGCACCGATGACAAGCTGGGGATTGACGGCCCCGCTGTGCGGGCGCAATCTCGCACGCACCATGCCTCACGCGACGGTACGCGGGGCCGGGTGTGCGAGTGGGTGGTGCGTCCTCTCTCGGTGGGCTGATGTCTTCCGGTTCTGCGATGTGTCCGTGCCCACGATCGGCAACGGCTTCGGGGTTCGAATCCCCGGTGTGGAGGGGAGTGCTGCCCAGGCCCTCCCCGCTCCGATTTGTCCCACAGGCCCTGGGGTGGAGGCCGCATGAGCGCCACAGCGTCGCGCATCGACCGGGTCCGCGTGCTGGCGCCTGCCGGCACGCAGGCCTCGGCACTGGCGCTGCAGCTGCAGTCACACCTGAGGCCGCAACTGCAGCACGCGCTGACCCTCTGGCTGGACGCCGCCGAGGCGCAATGCCACGACTTGCCGGCCGATGCCATCGTGCTGATCAGGCGGGTGACGGCGTCCTGGCGCTCACTGAAGCAAACAGAACAGCAAGCAGGACAGCAGACGGGGCCACAAGCCGCTCAAGCCGCCTCATTGGGCGCCGCCTTGCGCGCAGCCCAGCACGGCCTGCCCCTGTCAGGCATGCCCATGGGCGCTGCTTGCCCGGCCGTGTGGTTTGGCAACGAGGCCGAGGTGCTGGCCGGCCTGGCCCGCGACGCCCTGAGCGGTTCGCTGGAACAACGCTGGTGGTGGCACCAACTGGTGGGCCGCCACGTGCATGACGAGGTCGTCCAGCAGCGCTGGGCGACGTCGCCCCGGCACGTGCCGCTGGCGCTGAGCCTCTTGCACACCGAGCGGCAGGGCACCGCCTGGCTGCGCCACATGGACGAGGGCCACCGTGAGGCGATGCTGCAGGCGCTGGCATCGGCCTTCCCGACCGACACGGCCGTGCTGGCGTGGGTGCGTGCCGGGCGGCCAGGCGCGGCGCCATCCTCAGCACCTGGCCCCGACGATGCCGAACGGCTGGCCCGCTTGTGCACGATCTGGCTGCACCGACCACAGGACGCGGCCCATGGCGCCAGCTTCCTGGCCAGACAAGCCCCGACACGCGACCTCGCGCCCACCGACAGCGCGACAGACCGCACCCAGGGCATCGGCAGCCAGGATGTGGCCTCGGCGAAGGACGCCATGCACGCGGGTCCGCGCGCTGCACAAGCACCGGGTGCAGCCTCAAGCCACGCCCCTGAGACGGCCGACGCCACGGCCCGCCACGCCAGCGGGGCCCCTGCTGCGGCAGACCGCACAGGCCAGGGTCCCACCGACCAGGCGCAGGGCGGTGCGCACGGCAACGCAGGGGCACCCAGCGCCCATGGCGGCCCCGCGGCGGGCGCCCCAACACAGCGGCCCTTGCCTGCACCGATGCCCTCCCCCCGCTTGGGCGCCCCTGATGGCCAGGCCACCTTCGCGCCCACCTCGGCCGATGTGCCAACCCACATCGGCCCGACGGCCAGCACGCGCGACCTCACTGGCCCAGGCGCTGCCGCTCCATCGCCCGAGGATGCCGGCCCGGCACCGAACCCGGCACTGAGCCCGGCGCTCAACCAGGCGGCCCTCACCACCGCAGACCGTGCCAAGCACCCGAACATGCAAGCCGCGCAGCGCCCAGCCCCAGGGGCCAACGCCGACAGCAACAACAGCCCCCACATGGCCACGGCACGGCCACGCCCCGCCAGGCCAGAGGCCCTGTGGGAGCGGGCCGCAGCGCGCACCGACACGCCCCACGCCGGGCTGTTCTTCCTGCTCAACGCCGCCATCGGCCTGGGCTGGTACGGCGACTTCACCCAGCCCCAGCACCAAGGCCTGGCAGCCTCGCCCTGGCAGTTCCTGCGCGCTGCGGGCCAGGCCCTGATCGGCCCCGGCTGGCGCGACGACCCGCTGCATGCCTGGCTGATGGCCATGGACCCCCACCCCTTGCCGCACACCGCCTTGCGCCCGCTGTGGGCACCGCTGCGCGCACGCCTCGCGCTGGCCATCGGACTGGCGAACGGACTGCCCCGCACACAGGCCGTCCAGCTCACGGTGCGCCTGCCCGGCCAGGTGCGCCTGCGGCCCGGCCGCGTGGACGTCCATGCGCCGCTGGCCCAGTTGCCCCTGGCCGTGCGCATGGCCGGCCTGGACCGCGACATCGGCTGGCTGCCCGCGGCAGGCCTGGACATCCGCTTCCATTTCGAGGCCGGCACACCATGACGCTCAGACCGCCACCCCCGTCGTCAGCCCCGCCTGCCGCGCTGAGCGATGCCCGCGTGGCGCAGCTGTGGCGCACCCGCACCGTGCTGGCCTTGCTGCGCGCAGGGCTGGGCAGCCACGGCGACATGGCCGCGTGGCTGGAACGTCACCCAGTCCTGCAAGGGGTGCTCGACGACGCTGCCGACGCCGGCCTGGCCGACCTCACGCTGGACGAAGGCATCGCCCGCCTCGATGCCCAGCTGTCTTCCCAGACGCACAGCGCCCTGGGCCGGCTGCAGCACTCGCTGGGGCTGGACGCCGATGGCCTGGGCTGCTGGGTGGCCGCAGCCCTGAGCGACGACGATCCGCGCCTGGCGCCGGTCATCGACGACCTGCACGGACAAGGCGGGCGCATCACCCGCGCCACCCTGGTCAGCCTGTGCGGGCCGCAAACCGCCGCGCTGGCCTTGCAGGCCCTGCACCACGCCCACGCCTTGCTGGCAGACCAGCGCTGCTGGGTGGCACATGCCGCGCTCTGGGCCCTGGCCTGCGGCCTGCCACCGCCGCCCGGCACCTGGCAACACCTGCCCCACAGCGCGCTGCCCAGCTTGGACGACCTCATCCTGCCCGATGCCTGGCGCCAACGGCTGCACGCCGCCTCCCAGCTGGTCCACCCCGGGGCCCACCCCACAACGCCGCCCCCGGTGGACCGCGGCGTGTGCTGGCTGCTGCGCGGCAGCCCAGGCAGCGGGCGGCACAGCCTGGCCGCGGCCTTGGCCCAATCCGCCGGGCTGGGGCTGGTGATGCCCGCGGGCGACACGGCGCACACCCCGACCGATGCCAGCCTCTTCACCGCGGCCGTGCTGCTGGGCGCCATGCCCTTGCTCAGCCTGTCCCCGGCACCTGGCGAGCGCCTGCAGCTGCCCGAGCCGCCGCTGCGCCTGGTGCATGCGACCGGTGAAGCGCCAGGTCAAGCCCCGCTGATGGCGGTGCGCCTGCCGCGCCACGGCGGCCTGGGCATGCCGGGCTGGGAGACCCGCCAGATCGACCTGACGCCCCCCGACGCCACCGAGCGGCTGCGGCACTGGCAGCGCGCCCTGGGCGCCGACCTGCCCCCCGAGGTGCTGGACCTGCGCCTGCCACGCGGCACCCTGCACCGCGTCGCGCGCTCGGTGCAAGGCGAGCACGCCGCCCCCATGGACAGCTCGGCCTGGCTGCCCACCATCGTTTCGCACCTGGAGGCCCAAGGCCGCTTCGCGCTGGACGGCATCGCGCGGCGCATGCCCGACGTGCGCGCCGAGGAAGCGCTGGCCCTGCCCGCCGACACCCAGGACGAGTTCGATGCCCTCGCCTCCCGCTGCCGCCACCGCGACGCCCTGGCCGAGGCCTTGCCCTCGGCCTTCGGCCACGCCAGCGGCGTGCGTGCGCTGTTCAAAGGCGCCAGCGGCACGGGCAAAACGCTCGCGGCACGCCACCTGGCCCACGCCCTGGGCCGGCCGCTCTACCGCGTCGACCTGGCCGCCACCGTGAGCAAGTACATCGGCGAAACCGAACGCAACCTGGAGCGCGTCTTCGAAGCCGCCGAGTCCCTCGACATCGTGCTGCTGCTCGACGAAGGCGATGCCCTGCTGGCCGGGCGCACGCAGGTCGGCAACGCCACCGACCGCTACGCCAACCACGAGACCAACTACCTGCTGCAGCGCCTGGAGCACTACAGCGGCGTGCTGGTGGTGACCACCAACGCGGCCGAGCGCATCGACACGGCGTTTTCTCGCCGCATGGACGTCACCCTCGACTTCCCTCTGCCCGATGCCCTCACCCGCCTGGCGCTGTGGCAAGCGCACCTGGGGCACATGGCGCAACCCCTGCCCCACCCCGAACGCCCGAGCGACCCAGCCGCAGCGCAGTGGCTCGATGGCCTGGAACGCGTGGCCCTGCGCTGCGCCTTGTCGGGCGGGCAGATCCGCAACGCCGCGCTGCACGCCACCCTGCTGGCGCTGGACGGCCCGGGTCGCATCGGCCCCCACGAGCTGCGCCTGGCGCTGGAGCGCGAGTACCGCAAGGTCGGCCAGCAGTGCCCCTCGCTGGACGAGGTGTTCTGAGCATGGCCGCCGTGCTGTCCGCCCTGCATGCCGCACCGGTGATGCGCCAGACCGACGTTGCGTCTGGGGCCACGCCCGCCTTCCGCAGCGGCCACGACGGCGGCGGGCACAGAACCACCGTGCAACGCGCGGCCATGCGCGTGTCCTCGCCGACCGATGCGGCCGAGCGCGAAGCCAGCGACGTGGCGCGCCGCGTGGTGCAGATGCCCGCCCCGGCGGTGCACCGGCTGGCGGCATCGCCCCCATCGGCATCGTTGACCCGCAGCCCAGCCACGGCCCACCGCATCGCGGCGCGCAGCCAGATCGCCCGAGAAGGCGGCGGCACAGGCGGCAGCGTCGGGCCCGCCACGGCCGCGCGCATCCAGGCCAGCCGCGGTGGCGGCCAGGGCCTGTCGGTGCCGCTGCGCCGCTTCATGGAGCCCCGCTTCGGCGCCGATTTCTCCCAGGTGCGCATCCACACCGACGCCCGCGCCCAACAACTCGCCCGCGGCCTGAGCGCGCGCGCCTTCACCACCGGGGGCGACATCTTCTTCGGCGCCGGCCAGTACCAGCCCGAGACGAGCGAGGGCCGCGAGCTGATCGCGCACGAGCTCACGCACACCGTCCAGCAAGGCGCTGCACCGCGGGCCGCACACGCCACGGTGCAACGCGAAGCCCTGCCCGGCCCCATCGCCGACGCGATCACACCGCAGCCCTCGGGCCTGGTCCAGCGCCTGGGCCTGTCCGACATCCTCGATGGCCTGGCCGACCTGGCCGCCAACGTGCCCGGCTACACCCTGCTGACGCTGGTCATCGGGCGCAACCCCATCAACATGCGCGCGGTCGAGCGCAACACCGTCAACCTGCTGCGCGCCTTCATCGGCCTCATCCCCGGCGGTGAGCTGCTCTTCCAGGTGCTGCAGCGCCAGGGCATCGTCGAACGCATCGCCACCTGGGTGGACGCGCAAACCACCGCGCTGGGCCTGAACTTCCAGACCGTGCGCGACGCCTTCACGCGCTTCACCGACTCGCTGAGTTGGACCGACATCTTCAGCCCCGGCGACGTCTGGCGGCGCGCCCAAGCCATCTTCACGCCCATCATCACGCGGGTCACCGGCTTCGTCGGCGGCCTCATCACCCAGGCCATCACCTGGCTGAAAGAGACCTTCATGGCGCCGCTGTCGGACTTCTGTCGACAGATCCCCGGCTACGGCCTGGTGACGGTGCTGCTGGGCCGCGACCCCTTCACCAACGCCCCGGTGCCGCGCACGGCGATGGCGGTGGTGCGGGCCTTCGCCGAGTTCATCCCGGGCGGCACCGAGAAGGTCGACCAGCTCGTGCAGTCGGGCGCACTCGACCGCGCCTACGCCTGGTTCCAGCAGGAAACCAGCGCGCGCAACCTGACCTGGGAGCGCGTCACCGGCACCTTCAGTGGCGCCTGGGCCTCGCTGCAGCTCTCCGACGTGATGCACCCGATCGACACGATCACCCGCATCGTCGGCCTGTTCCGTCCGCTGATGAGCGACCTGGTGGGCTTCGCTGGCGCGGCCTTGATGAAGCTGCTGGAGCTGATCTACGAAGCCGCCATGGGCGCAGGCGGGCGGCGCATCCTCGCCATCCTGATGCGGGCGCGCGCCACCTTCGTCACCATCATCCAGAACCCGGTGGGCTTCCTGCGCAACCTGATGGGCGCCATCGGCCAGGGCATCCGCCAGTTCATGGGCAACATCCTCACCCACCTGCGCGACGGCGTGATCCGCTGGCTGACCGGGCCGGTGGCCGCGGCCGGCGTGCAGGTGCCCGAGCGCTGGGACCTGCCTGGCATCGTCGGCTTCGTGCTGCAGATCCTGGGTTTGAGCTGGCAGCGCGTGCGCAGCAAGCTGGTCGCGCTCATCGGCGAACCGGCGATGGCCACGATGGAGCGCGGGCTGCAGTTCATCCGCGATGTGCGCGACCGCGGCCTGGTCGCCACCTTGCGCGAGCGCGTCAGCGAGTTCTTCGGCAACCTGCGCGAATCGGCCCTGGGCGCCATCCGCGGCTTCATCCAGCAGCGCCTGGTGCAGGCCGGCATCCAGCAGTTGCTGTCGCTGCTCAGCCCGGTGGGCGCCATCGTCCAGGCCATCATCAAGACCTACACCACCGTCCAGTTCTTCGTCCAGAAAATCAACCAGATCCTGGACCTGGTGGAGTCCATCGTGGACTCGATCGCGGCCATCGCCTCCGGGGCGGTCAGCGCGGCGGCCAACTTCGTCGAGCGCACGATGGCGCGCACCATCCCCGTCATCCTCGACTTCCTGGCGCGCTTCATCGGCCTGGGCGATGTCGGCGCGCAGGTGCAGACCACCATCCGCAACCTGCAAGGCTCGGTGGACCGCATGCTCGACCGGGCAGTGGAATGGATCCGACGGCAGGCCGGCAACCTGGCCAGCCGCGTGCTGGGGGGGGACCCCAGCCGGCCGCCGGCCGAACGCGTGCGCCTGGCGGTGGCCGAGGGCAAACAAGCCCTGCAGCGCTTCGGTGGTCAGCGTGTGGGTGCGCTGGTGTTGCGCCCCCTGCTGGCGGCCATCCGGGTGCGCCATGGGCTGACGCAACTGGACGTCGTGGCCAGAGGCAACAACTGGGCGGTGCGGGGCGTCATCAACCCGACCTTTGAAGACGGCACCAACGTCCTGGTCATCCCGGAAGGCAACGCCAACGAGTGGCCCACGGGCTCGGCGCAGGACCCGATCCCCATCAAGTGGTTCAAATCGCGCGACAACCTCTACCCCACGCTGAAGCTGCGCAGCGGCTCCGACCGCACGCCGCGCCAGGGCATCCGCCTGCCCGCCATCGACCGCACCGAAGAGCGCCTGCTGCAGGTGGCCGACGCCAACTTCATGGCCGTGGGCGACAAGATCCGGCGCCAGCCGCGGGGCAGCGAGAGCGTGAAGGCCCAGGTGCGCAACCACATCGAAAAACTCCGCGCGCTCAGCCCGAGCGACCCGCAGCACATCAGCTTCACAGGCCAGAACGACTACGCCATCGACCACGTCCGCGACCTGACCTGGCGGGGCAACGACGACACGGGCAACCTGTGGCCGCTGGCCACGGCCAAGAACAGCGCCATCAACGCCTCGCACAATCAGCGTGTGCGGGTGCGCGAGGGCAACACCATCCGCACCAACGCCGTGTCCACTTTCCCGGACCGCTACTTCATCATCCAGAAAATCACCACCTCCGTGCCGAGTTCATCGAGCGACCACGGCAGCTCGAACGACCACCCCATCAACAGCGGGGAAGGTGACATCCCGAAGCGATCGACATGACCATCGCCCTGCCCCTGCCGCCCCGTGCACCTGCCGCCACCCTGCCCGTCGGCGGATTCGCAGGCTGCCACCGCGGCGCCACGGTCATCGTCTGCGGCTGCGGCAGCTCGCTCACGGCGGAGGTGGCCGAGCAAGCGGCGCGGCACGGCTGGGTCACCATCGGCGTCAACGACGTGGGCCGCCTGTTCACGCCCGATTACCTGGTGGTGCTCAACCCGCCCCGCCAGTTCCGTGGCGACCGCTACGCGCACGTGCGCCAATCGCAGGCCCGGGCCCTGTTCACGCAGCTGGCGCCCGAGGTGCTGGGCCCGGTGAACCCGCCGCTGGTGCAGCTCACACTCGGCGCCAACGGGGGCACCGACATCGGCGCCGATGGCCGCCTGCCGCACACGCAGAACTCGCCCTATGTGGCGGTGTGCCTGGCCGTGCTGATGGGCGCCCGGCGCATCGGCCTGATCGGGGTGGACTTCACCGAGCACCACTTTTTCGCGCGCAGCGGCAGGCACCCCTTGAGCGCCCGCCTGGCCCGCATCGACCAGGAGTACGGCGCGCTGGCGCAAGCGTTGAAGGCACGCGGCACCGAGCTCGTCAACCTCAGCCCGGTGAGCCGGCTGCAGAGCCTGCCACGACGAAGCCTGAGCGACCTCGCCCACCCCGCCTCGGCCGCCGCAGCCCGGCCACGCCGCGTCTTCGTCGTCAACTACCGCTTCCTGACCTGTGGCGAGGTTTTCGCCGATGGCCTGCGGCACGCCGCGCGCGCCCTGGGCGTGGCCCACGCCGAGGCCGATTGGGACGACCCTCACCTGCCCGACAAGGTGGCGGCCTTCCAGCCCGATCTGCTGTGGGTGGTGCATGGCCGCCGCTTTGTGCAGCGCTGGGGTGAGCGCTGGGGTGGGTGCTTTGGCCAGGCCCAAGGCGCCCCCTGGCACAGCGCCGTCTGGCTGGTCGATGAGCCCTACGAGGTGGACGACACGGCGAGCTGGTCGCATCATTTCGACACCGTCTTCGTCAACGACCCGGTCACGCTGTCACGCCACCAACGCTCCAGCCAGGCCACCCCCACCGCCCATGCCCTGCCCATGGCCTTCGACCCGGCGCACTGCCACGACGTGCCCGGCCCTCGGCGCCACCGCGTCGGCTTCATCGGTGGCAGCAACCCCACCCGCGAGCGCATGCTGCTGCGCCTCGCCGATGTCGGCCTGCTGAGCTACGTGGTCGGCGGCCCCTGGCGTTCGCCGGTGCTGCAGCGCCTGTGCCTGGCCCGGCATGTGCCGCATGCGCAGACCGCGACGCTCTACCAACAGACCGACATCGTCGTCAACGTCTTCCGCGACCAGCACCACTTCAACGCGCAGGGCCTGGCAGGGCAGTCGCTCAACCCCCGCGTGGTCGAGGCCCTGGCCTGTGGCGCGCTGGTGGTGTCCGAACCGCGCAGCGAGCTGCTGCAGCACTTCCCCGAACTGCCCGTGTTCGATGGCGATGCGGCCCTGGTGGACACGGTGCAGCGCCTGCTGACCGACCGCCAGGAACACGCGCGCGTGCTGGCCGCCTGCCGCGCGCGGCTGGACCAGCACCGCTACCAGGACCGCTTGCAAACTGCCTTGCAACTGACGCTGGGCGAGGCGTCCGCCACGGCAACGGCGACGGCCTCCGCACCGACACCGGCGCCCCTGCCCATGACCCGCACGCCAGCCGCGCCCCAACGCCCTTCGATGCCTCCGCCCTCGATGCCGCCCCTCGCCCGACGCCCGCCCCCAGCACCCCACACCACGCTGCCCCTGCCCGACTTGTCCGGCCGCACCCGCGTGCCCCTGAACCTGCAGCCCCTGGTGGCCGCCCCCAAGCGCCACCTGCTCTACCACCTGTGGCCGGTGCGCGGCAGCACCTGGCGCTGGAACGTGGCGCAACTGCTGCAGCGCATCGACCTGTTCAACGGGCGGCGCATCGTGGCCGTCGTCAGCGACGAACGCACCGAAGACATCGCCGTGGTGCGCGCGGCCTTCGCCGGCCACGGTGTCACCTTCATCGAACGGCCCAATGGCCCGCATGGCGAGTCCGACACCTTCCCCCTGATGCTGGCCGAGATGGCGCGCGAGCACCCCGACGACATCAGCTTCTACGCCCACGCCAAAGGCGTGAAGTACGAGCCCCAATGGCCACCCGCCGTGCGCCGCTGGGCCGAAGTGCAGTACGCCGTCGCGCTCGACCGCTGGCCCGAGGTCCGCGCCCACCTGGAACGCCACGCCATGACCGGCCTGCTGCGCCGCATGGGCCGCTACGCCAACCACGGCCACGTGGGCGACTGGCACTACAGCGGCACCTTCTTCTGGTTCCGCCACGATGCCGTCTTCCGCCGCGCCTGGCAGGCGGTGCCGCGCTTTTACGGCGGCGTCGAGGCCTGGCCCGGCATGCTGTTCGCGCCAGAAGAAACCAGCTGCCTGCTGCTCGATGGCCTGAGCGAACGCCTGCGCGACCTGCCCTACCACGAGCGCTTCTGGCAGCAGCGCGGCAACCCCGCCTTCGCCCAATGGCAGCGCGCCAAACGGGCGCTGCCGCCGCCCCCCGACCTGCTGAACCCGGCCCCGTTCGACGGCGAGGCCTCCCCCAGGCTGGAGCAACGCCCCGCCGAGTTCGCCTGGTGGCTGGACCAGCTCTTTGCCAGCGGCGCACAGCGCCTGCTGGTGGTGGCCCCCGCCCACGACGGCGTGACCGCCCATGTGCGGCGCGCTGCGGCCCGGCGCGGTCATGCCATCGAGGTGCTGCACCTGCCCCGCGCCGAGGCCCTGCCCGCGGGCACCCGCATCGATGCGGCCTTCATCGACGGCGACCACGGCTACGCTGCCTGCCGGCGCGATGTCGATGCCGCCCTGGCGGCCGGTGCCCGCCTGCTGGCCCTGCACGACATCGTCGATTCGGACTGGCACGCCGCCTCGCGCTGCTGCGTCAGCCGCGTCTGGGACGAACTGAGGGCGCAGCACCCGCAAGCCCAGGCGCGCATGGACAGCGATTGGGGGGGGATCGGCGTCATTTCGGGCCTCACCGCGGCCACCGCGACATCGGAGCCTCGCGCCGAGCGCTGA